AACCCTATCAAAGGCCACGGCGTCTATTGACCCGGCCACCCTCCAGTCAATGAGAGCTTGGTCCACAAAGTTTGGCCGTCGAAACTGTCCGACGGTCACACCTTGCGACTTCTCTCTGACGGGGGGCAGCTGCCTGGAGAAATCCAGGGGGGTAGGTGGATTAGCCGCGCTCCTGGTAGAGCGGCTTCAGTCTTCGCAAGCTTGTTCTGACCAGATTACGTTTGGCCCACGCCCGGACCTCGTCAGCGAGGTCGACTGGGAATCCGCAGTTACTCAGGCCCAATTGCAGAGAGCACTCTTCTATGAATTCGCCCATTTGCCTGTGCCTATGCCGGCATCCGTTGAGACTATCAAGGAACGGGGCTATAAAGCCCGAATTGTAACTAAGTCTCCGGGTGCGGCAGTGGCAATGGGACATCTACTACGCCGCGTCGCCCTGTCGAGTCTTAGGCAAGACTCCAGAATCAGCGACGTTCTCCAAGGTGATCACCTTGGTGGCGTTAAGCGAATGCTCTCTCACGTGGTCCCCGGTCCAGTCGAAGTGCTCTCGGCCGATCTCTCGGCCGCCACAGATAACCTATCCTTCCAGGCCTCGAAGGCCCTTTGGGAGGGATACTGTGACGGCATAGAGGCGCCCGAGACATTCCGACTGATCGGGTTGACCCTCTTGGGGCCTATGCGGATTAGCTATCCGCGGGGCACAGAATTCACCACGAGACGGGGAGCCCTTATGGGGCTCCCCCTCTCCTGGGTAATCCTGTGCTTCGCGAATATGTGGTCGGCGGATATGGCCATTGCATCAGCCCGTAGCTCGGAAAGGTTTGGTATTCAGAGGCAGCCCTATATGATTTGTGGGGATGACCTCGTTGCGACTTGGGCGCCGGGGGTGATCCGGCGGTACGAGGAGAACATCCTTACAACAGGGATGGTCTTCTCGGACCGCTCGAAGCACCTCCGGTCTTCGTGCCTAGGCATTTTCACTGAGGAAATTTTCTCGGTGAAGTTAGCCTGGGTAACCGGTGCTCGCAACAAGGTCCTTACAGCAGCGCGTGTCCTGCGTGCGACTAGGCAACCGCTTGAGGCCACTACTTGGGCCTCGCGCTTGGCTAGTCTCACGCCGAACCTGCGCTGCCAGGTGATTAGATCATATAGACGTGGTCTTGAGTGGTCGGAGGGCCCGATAGGTTTCCCACTGCGGGGCCTGATCACGACTCCCGGGCATCTTCCCGGGGATCGTCGTCTGGTCCCGTGGTGGGTGACTATCGGACCGTCCGCGACACTTGCGACCACGAAGAACCCAGGCGCTCGGCGGTGCATAAGGCAGATAGTGCTCTCTAGCCACCCAGGTGTTGCCACCTGGGCGGCGAAGAGAGGACTACCGCCCTATGCGCCGCGCGAGGTAGGGGGGTTCGGTCTGCCTACACGTGCCCCTCCGGGAGAGACCAAGCTCAAGACAGTGTGCCCACGGTGGTTGAGAGAGGGTGTGGCGAGAGTCGTGTTCCAGGCGGAGAGTGCAAACTCTCCCGCAGATATTTCGAAACTCTCGCGGCTCTGGACTCAGCTTGGGGCCTTAGGCTGGCGTCAACTCGCCACCGACCAAGTCGGTGACGTGTTTGGTGTCGATGACCAAGGTCATCAGTCTTATAAGGCCGTCAAGCTCATCCCGAGCCATCCCCCTCTTTTGGCGAAACTCGTCCTTCCTGAACCGTATGACACGGCCCCGTATGTTCGCCTGGTTGGCGTGACGCCCTCTGAACTTGAGGAGTCAGCCATCCAGGCCCGGTCACGAGACTTCATCTTTATGATGGGTCTCGAGGAGAACGGGGCCGGTTCAGCGCAGAAGAGACGAGCAACGAGAGTGTTTAACACCACTCCTCGTTCCGTGGCCAACACACTAAGACGATTCTGTAAGAAACAAAGCAAGGGTTTGCACCCTCGCTATATCCCATCCAGCGTGGTTGTTCAGGCCACGCTGGACAGGATGCATGAATTCGAATCGTCATTTGGCATTGTGTCCATCCCGGAAGGCTTAAGAGGTTCTGATAACCTCTCCGAGCAGCTTCCTTCTTCTTTCCGCAATTCTCCCCCCGGGCCCGCACCGTCATTTGTGTGGGGCCGGGGTCAGGTCCAACGGAGCTGTGT